TGGAATACTCAGTTGTAGATGCTGTATTTGTATTGTGCACTACACTTATTTGGCAAACTTGAACTTCACTAGTCACATTGTCTTTTACTTGCACAATAAGTTTACCTGAGCTGAATTGTGATCCGTCAAACTGTGTGATACTTTTAGGAGCAGTTGTAGCGTGGGTTGCGGTGTCTGCACTTGTATGTTGTATATTTGAAATTTCAAGATTGTTGCGAAGATTAATGTCATTTTCGACTGTAATATCGCTATTAAAAATAACTTCCGGTACTACTGTAATCGGGCTTGAATCTTGCGTATCTATTAATGGAGTATTTAATTCATTTGTTACAACACTAGAATTTACTACATCGCCTGTAATTATGTTTCCCACGCCGTCTACAAGTAAAGTAGAATCGTCTCCAAATACAGACCCCTGTAGGTCACCTATCCTTGTGTTCCTATCTAAATCTGCTAAAACACCTGCAAGGGTAGAGCTAGCGGAATTAACAAAAGCGCTAGTATCTATAGCAACTGTATCTTCGTCTACAGTTATATTACCTAACCCGTCAATTGCTAACCCTGCACTAGTATATAAATATTTTCGTGTACCTGCAGACATACTTGCAAGTATACCATTATCAGATACCGGTACACCAAAATTAGGTTCTGCATTTTTTAAATCTAAATAGCTGTATCTATCACTAGCTGCATTACTAGGACCTACAACCTTTACTTTATTACTTAATAAACCTATATTAGGCATCTAATGACTCCAAAATGCTTAGGGTTAGTTTTAGGTTATTGTTAGCTCCAGCAAAAGCTTTTACGCTGTCCCCGTCTTCTAAAATTAATTTGCCAGTAATCATGCTTGCAGCGTCATTGCCAGGTATTTCAAAATCTTTTAACAATTCCGTTTCTGTGGCTGCACTAGTATCATAATGACTAAATGTCACTGTTTCTGCACTATTAGTAACATTACTAACCTGTGCCATCAGAATAATTCCCGTAAAACCTGTTGGAGCTGTGTAGGCTATGGTATTAATAGTTGTGAGTTCAGTAGTAACTGTTTTAAATCTATTTAATGGTGTTGCCATTTTTTAATCCTCTAGTGCTAATATGTATGGGGTCAATACTGCAAATAGTGATCTATCAAAAGTAGTACCTTGAATAATACCTGCACTTGCATTAATTAACAATTCTCCGCCAATTCTAAAATCACCTTTGTGATCTGTACTTGTGAAAAATACTTGTCCTTGTCCATCTGCATCTTCAACTACTTCGTTCGCTTGAATTGGCACACCACCATTTTCTGGTAGTGCTGTGGTGAAATTATTTCCGCTACCTACATATTCAAACGTGATACTACTTGCTTGTATCAAACTTCTTTCGTAAAAATCTACAGTTGCGCCACTTGATACTTCAGTAGTAAATGTTTCTAAAATTGTCACTGTGCTTGTGTCTGTGCTTGGGCCACTTAGTGCAGTGCTTGCTTCCACTGTGTAATATTGTGAATCTCCGGTTATTTTAATTGCATCGCCATATCTTGGTTTTTGACTTAGACCACTAATGGTTACTTGATTATCTGTTGATATAGTATTTGTAGTAGTAGTTCCGTTGTATAGACTTGTGCTTTTTCCTGTTGCTCTTAAACCATAGGTACCAAATGAAGCATTAGAGTTTGTAAGAGAGCACTGACCGCCACTTTCACATAAAATACCATCTTGACAAGCTACAGTAAAAATACTAACCAATTGAGCATAACCTCTATTTAAGATATGAATACCCTTACCGCCTAGATTTATTTGAGTAAAAGCATCGCTTACCATACTTCGTAATCCCGATGCTAAACTTCCGTCTATACGCATACCTATACCGTCAGAAGTAATACTTGAACAGTTTTGCACATAAGGGCTAGTAGTAATAACACCAGCGCCGCTTGAAGGATAAGCAATTGCCGCAGCGCCTGAATTATGGCCTCTAAAAGTTACCCCACTTATGTAAAAACCATTGCTAACATGCAAAAGATCATTTGTTGTAGTAGCTCCCCTAATGGTAGTTGTACGAAGATTGTCGCCTATAATTGCAACACCTGCTGGCACTACTAACGGATTATTTTGAATGGTATGATCGCCAGATTTTAAAAATATAGAATCGCCCGACGTTGCTACAGTGACAGCTTGATCAAGTGTAGCAAAAGCATCTGCAATAGAGTCGCCTGATAGGTTATCGTCGCCGTCTTCTTTAACATAATAAACATTGGCAGCAGTATCAGGTTTGTTAACTGGAATTATACTTTCGCCACCGCCGGTTGCACTGTTGTCCTGTTTAAAATACATTACACCGTCGTGTGTGTTAATTGCTACTTCACCTAAATCAAGTTGTGCAGTAGTAGGAACTCTACCTGGTACTTCACTGCGTCTAAGTTGAACTTTACCTGCCATTAGAATATACCTCCGTCTATTGGGCCAACATATTCGTTAGCTGTTATTTTATTGTTTGCAACAATATCATTTTCAACAGTTATGTCGCTGTTGAAAATAACTGCTGGTACTATGGTAATTGTGCTTGAATCTTGCGTATCTATTAATGGTGTATACAATGCATTAGTGATTACACTTGCGTTTACAACATCACCTACAATTATGTTTCCTACCCCGTCTACAAGTAAACTAGAGTCATCTCCAAATACAGATCCTTGTAAGTCACCTTCGGTAATTGCACCAGGTACTGATGTGCCAAACGCACCTTTATATCTTGCGCCTGAAACATAAATTACATTTCCGGATATACCGCTTGGTAAATTATTACCAATAAAGTGTAGTACTCCACTTTGGTAATCAAAAAACCACTGGTCATCATTGCCGCTACCAGCAGCAAAAATCTGTGAACCTGAGCTTTGAGGATTTGCTGCACCTGCAGAGTCTATATATACCTTAACTTGATATGTACTACCAAATTCAGGGGGTATCCAATCAGTAATTCCTGTCTTCCAAGTTCTATTAGCTGTGGCAGTTGCATCATTAGTAGTTTCCACAGTCGACAACCCATTACCGGTATCGTTATAAATTTCAACTGTAAGGCTACTAGACGACGGAATAACGCTAGGTATAGTTGCTGCTTCAGTCCAAATTTTATCACCACGTATTAATAAAGGACTTGCAATACTTTCGTTGGTAGCATTTTTTATAGAATTTTGATCAGTTTTAGAAACTCCGTAACCTAGTTTCTTCCAAAGGTAATCAATTTTCTGTGTGTCTGTAATTGCCATCTTTATCCCTTATGATATACTCAACGCTGTAACTTTTTCATTTGCAGCTAAAGCTATTCGCACTAACACTACATTACCGGTTGCATTGGTCATATTCTCTGTACCTAATGTTTGTGTATAAGATCCACTTAGTGAAACACCTGTACCTATTATATCGCCACCTGTTGATGCGCATCCATTAGATCCGTTACCACCTGCTCCTGTATTTGCACCTGGAACGCCGCTGCCTGCATACTGAATGCCGGTATCTAACCAACCGTTGATACTACTTGCACTGTCGATTGCAGTGCCGGGTGCAGCTATCCAAAGACCACTAATGCCTGTTGTACTTGTAATATTAATATTAAAGTTAGCTACAGTTGTTCTTCTAAATGCCATTGTAAAATATTGTGTACCAGTATCGCTGCTTCTATTAGGCCCTACTGGAAGGTACCCTGTGCTGTAGTCTTCTACGTTATGCTCTAAAACACCAATCCTAATAGTTGCTTCTTTTGTGCCTACCACACCGGGATCACTTGCTTCTGTGTAGGGATTGTTAGTATAAAAATTTGTAGCGCTATTAAATGTAGGATTGTCAGTTGTAGCAGCATTAAAGTCAAATATACGCACAGCGTCATCTGAATATGTTGCACCTAAGCTACCACTTACATCGATTGCAATTTCGCTTATACCTGATTGTGATGCTGTGTGTACTGCTATTTTTTCTGTTTGACCGGAATAGCTACCCGAGCCGTTTACATTATAAGCTCTAGAAGTAATTGTTTCTACAGTTCTTACACTAGAAGATGTTAGGGAGATAGTTAAATCACCTATAGCATATGGCGTACCGTTGCCGGTGTTTGCATTTGGAATTCCGCCTGTGAGAAAACTCACAGTGCCGTCTATGTTAGCGTAAGTGAAACTTTGTCCAGATATAGCATTTTGACTAGTACCTTCATAATTTGTTCCGCTTACTACTTGCACAACTTGGCTAGTATTTCTATAAGTTTGTCCTATAAAATTATTAAGAGTCACACCGGAAAGAGTTAGACTAGGGCTTCCTGTGTTGTAATAAGGCACACCGCTAATATAACGATATGTGCCTGCTACGTTTTCAGTTAGTGTGCCTGCCGCTAGCGTTGGCGTTGCTGTGACGTTGTCTTTAACAAATTCTATTGTGTTAGTGGAACCTGTTGTGCTATGACTTAGTTGATAACTGTTTATACCAACTGGTACTCCGGATGCGGCTTTTGAAACTTGTGCTTTAAATCCAGTATATAAACCTGGATAATATATACTACTTGCAAAACTTATAGAACTTCCACTTGCATTTAATAAATTATAATCTTCTTCATCTGTAACTACTAAACTGGTATATGTACCACTGTTATCAGTGCCATCAAATGTTACAGCACCATCTGCACTTCCGTTTACATTTGCAGTAAGGATACCAGCATCTGCATCATAGGCATATGTTGATATAACCGAGGATTGAATAGTACCACTTGTACTAGTTGTTCGGCTTACACTATCACCTGCAGATAGACTAGTAGATCCGGTATTATCTGTTGCACCACTAGCAAGTAGAGGACTAGTGCCAACACTGCCAGTAAAACTTATAGTTTTTGTGCTTAGTCCGTTTGGAGCTGATATAGCAGGATCATAAACTTTCAATTGTTCTGTAGCAGAAGTCGGTATAACCGCCGGATTAGCAGTTGTATGACTAGCTAGGGTAAGAGTAAGAGTATCTCTACCAGTGCCGGTGCTAGTGCCACCGGCCCAAGTGTGTTGTAAACGGGATCCAGATACACCGCCGGCTGCTGAATCATTAGCAACATTATCTAAACTAGTGCCATCACCCCAATTAAATGTATATGTAACATCAGCCATTGTGGTATTTGTAGTTAGATTTTCCATATACAAATCGTTATTTTCAATTACATACAGATCATTACCTGATAAACTACTGCCACCTGAGGCGTTTCTATATATAGCAAAAGCAGCAACAGGGTCTGCTGTGTAGATAATTATGTAATCAGTATTTGTAGCAGATGCTTCACTTCCTGTAGTGCCCGACGTAGCATTATTATTATAAGCTCTTACTGTTACTGTGTAAGGACTGCCTGCATTGCTTGTATAAGTGTGACTTGGTGTAGAATCTGTAGTACCTGTAGTGACGCTACCGTCGCCCCATGTAATGTCATAACGGTTAGAATTACCGTCAACAGTTAGAGACAGTGTTACTGTGGTACCTTCACCGCCAGCTGTAGGTGACCCTGTAAATGATACACTTCGCACAAATGTATTGTTTCTAACATTGTCAATTGCTTCATTTAAACCATCTAATACGTCTGTTACAAGATCTGTAGATGCAAAACCTAGGTATGCGCCATCGGTCCAACTATTGTCTGTCGGCGTGCCTGCTAATAAGTCTATTTCAGTACCACTGCCGGCAAAGTTATTTTCTATATAAATTTTTGTGACAAGATCTTGATTTGCAGAGGGGACATATCCTGTTGCTGATGTAATTTGTCCTGTGGCCGATAGAGTTAATCTTTCAGTGCCAGCGGTGTAAAAACGTAAAACATCGTCATCGGCCGCTTGTTCAGCAGTAATATAAGTATCTTGATCAGTATCTATTACGCCGCCTATTCCAGTCCACACAGTGCCATTATAAGCTTCAAATCTAGCATCATCGGTATTGTATCTAATCATGCCTTGAGCTAGTGAACTAGGTCTTTGGGCTGTAGTGCCTACAGGTAAAGTAATTGCACCGTTTGTATCAAATGATACAACTTCAGTTTCACTATCAATAGAACTTACCCAAATTGTGTCCCAATTTTTCGTAGCAGAACCAAGATTGTAAGTAGCCGAAGCATCGGGAATAATGTCACTTGTGATTTCTGCATCGAGTGTTATACCGTCAGTGTCTGCGTCACCTAATGTTATATTACCGCCTATAGTAAGGTCACCAGTAACTTCCATATTACCGCTAACAGTAATTTGATCAGTTCCGGTAGCAGGTTGTAACGTAAGATTGCCCACAGTAGATGATATGGTATTGCCGTTAAGCAAAATATTATCAATTGTAATTTGATCAGATTCTAGATTAGTAGCAAATAGTGTTCCAGCTACGTGTAAGTCATAACCGGGAGTAGCAGTCTTTACTCCTAATCTAGAGTTACTTACATCAAAATAAAGTAGGTCGGTTTCAACTGCTAGGTCAACGCCGTCTCGTAACAAATTCGCTTTTAATAACGGTCCTGATATGCGACCTAGAGCCATGCTTCATCTCCCTTGGGGATCCTGTCCCTCCAACCACCTTACATTGCGGGTTGACCACAGTTTGTACTAGTATTTATAAGATTTTAATTATTGTATAACGTGTAATTATTCAATTACAAAGTTAAGACTAACTGCTCTTTCTTGAATAGTAGCAGTTGAAAGTAGTGCAATACTTAGAACATCAAGCGGTGCTAGAATAATTCTTAGTGCTTGCAAATCAATAACAATATTACTTTCTGGTGATACACTGAATGCACCGACTATTTTTTCAGTTTGCCCGGCTGTAATAGTTGCTATAGTTTCACTATAATCTGTAGAGCTATCTAAGACAGTGTATTCTCTATTTGTGCTTAAATCTGCATTTTTATACAGTAATATTTCTATAGGATCACTAGCAGTGCCTGTACCAACAGCAGCAACACTGAGACTGGTAATAATTATTTCACGCTGATTAACAACACTGGGCTTGCCTTGAGGATTAAATCTATTGTTTTTAAGACTCAACACATGATGTTCGGTTCCCGATGATAGCGTTGCACTAGCAACAGTTTGAATTGCTTTGGTTGTATTGTTTCTAATAATTTGACCTTCGATAGCACCCATCATTGATGCACCTTTTACTTGTACATCTACACCAGTACCTAATCCCGGAGCGGCATTGACCACAGCATAACCAACACGCATACTTGGATTTGCAATACTTGGTTGAGTATTTTGATTGCTATAATGTTCTATATGAAATGGAATCATGTTACCGGTTGTTGGATCTTCAATGCTGTAGCGTATACGACCAGCACCTAACCAACGGAAGTCAATTTGAAACACATTAAGGAATGTAAAGTCTATTGTAACACCGCTAGGACCTGTTCCATCTAACTTGTCCAAGTTGAAATTGCTTTGATATGTCCAATAATCATTTGGAGCAGTACCTGATTGTAGTTCAGTGTATGTAGCTGCTAGTGTTCCAGTACTGCTTATACTAAACGATCCTGTTAAATCTGACGGAGGACCATTATATAAAAAAGTAACTACATCGTTACAATAGTCTACTACCCATTGGGTATATGTAGCATTTCCTAGTTCAGCAGTGTTTTGTTGAATTGTGCCAGCTGCAACACTAACGGTAAATGCAACGTCATTCAGTGTAATAGTTACAGTTTCTGCACCACTTGCTGCACTGGTTAGTTGAAACTGTGCAACTTCACCTTTTGAGTTTTGACGTCTTAGTACACCAAACTCACTGTTGTTTACATTGTAACCTACTCCAAGAACATCACTTTGGTTAATGAATCCAGCTACTTGTTGATATCCGTTAACTTGTCCATTTGGATACATAGCAGTAAATCTACACATACTACCTTGTCCTGGTCTGTAACGCACACTTCTTTTACTGCGTAATGTTGAAAAACTGCCCGGAGTTGTACCGCTACTAACAGTCATTAGACCAAAATCATCGACACTTTGTGCACCACTTAGTGAACTGTTTAATTGAAAGTTAGTTAGATCTAATCCATACAAGCCATCTAATTGAAAAGCAGGACTCAATTGGGCTACAACTTGTTCTCCAAATGCTGTGGTACTAGTAGCAGGAGTACTGACAACGCTGGTTGCAGCTACTGTTCTTACTACAGGGTTACCATTGATGTCATACTCCATAGCCTTGTGAAGATTGACTAAATTAGGCTCGTTTGAGTGAACGTAACTTGTGCTGTTTGGTATATTATTAGGCATTAGGTCCAAGGTCTCCCAACCACTAAGCCTCCAGCATTTGCATTATCAATTACATCGTTTGTATCGTTGCTGGCTGGATCATATACTGTTGGAAGTTGATCTATGTTCAGTGTGTCGCGTCTACCTGTAGTGCCACGCTTAGTTGCCGCTAGAGCAAGTTTAGCATCTTGTCTTGCTCTTTTAGTTGCTAATGTTGATATACCATTTGCTGCCATTATTCGTATCCTCTAGGATCTTTTACTCGTATGTCTGCAGGATGTTTTGGACCATTAACTCCACCGCCTGCGTCGGTTGTAACACTTGAAATAGGTTCTATAATTTCGTTTGGTGAGTTATCATATCCACGATGTGAATTATTTAACATGGAAAAAATCTGCTTGAATCTACTTTCGGGTGGCTGCTCACAAGGAGACACAGGAACAACTTTGACTTGCTCCTGTGATTCTTGTGCTTCTAATTTATCTAAAAGGTCTAGTACTGATCGTACAAGGTCTGTAGCTCGCATTGCATACTCCTGTATGCAATATTTAGCCTCTTACCGATTTGGATGCGGCACAAATTCAACGCGGCCGTTAGAAGTTTCTCTATATTTCAAGAAACCTTGTGCAATTAAATTCCCTATTGTTTTTTCAATGCCTCGATTATTGCCATCGACTCTGCCCAATACGTAGGCTGCAAAAGAGACAGTTGCAAACAAGGTAAGTTCTAAAATTCCGATAGTAAACATGATATCCTCTTTCTTTTTTACTACTTTATTTACTATAACACATTTATAATTTTTGTCAAGAAATACCAAATAAATACCGTATATAGGAGGATTAGGTTATGTCATTAAAAAAAATTGCTTTGGAATTAGAATTAGGCCAAGAAATTTTAGTAGGTAAAAACAATGAACGTGCTAAAATAACTAAAATTGAATTTCATGAAAAAACAGGTGTAGTAACTTTGAACACAACAAAAGGCAGACGAAATGCACTAACTTTTAAATTAACTCCGCAAGAATATTATGAGAATGCAGCAGATAAGTATCGCTGATAAATATATACATGAAGATAAAAGATATTACTAACGGTGTCCTAGAAGCAAAACGTACATCAAGAAAAGTTTGTAAAAGTAGTAAAACAGATAGCGAGCTTGGGGTAAGTCAACTTGCAAGTTGTAAAAGCCAAGGACTTCGCCGTAGGTCCGGCAAAAAACGTCGCAAGGTAAAAGGCAAATGGACCACAGTAGGAGGCAAATATATTAAAGGAGCTAAAGATGGTAATCCTAATATGCCTCATTATGGCTCTGGTACTGTGCAGCAAAGTAAATCTTATAAACGTAAGAAAAGACGTAAAGATACTATACGTAGAAAAAAGAAGTAAGGCAATTTCTAGTTACGGATTAGGACTTATTAGAAAAAGAGACTGGTAATGAAAATAAATGAAATTCTTTTGGAACAAAAAACTCACAAAGTATCACAAGGCGATAATTTGTGGCGTATTAGTCAAACATATGGCGTTACTGTAGACGACTTAAAAAAATGGAATAATCTTTCAAGCGACGTGATCCAAATGGGCCAAAAACTATTCGTAAGTGCTCCAAGCAGCCAGCCTACAGCAGCATCGACAACAGATCCTAAACCATCGCTAAATAAAACTGTAAAATATCTCATGGATGCTTTTGTTACATTTGGAAAAAACCAAGGATTATCAGACGAATTATCCGCAATAATAGCAGCAGGTTTTGTAGGCAATCTTAAAGCTGAATCAACTACATTCAATCCAGCAGCAGTAGGTGACCGAGGGAAAGCTTTTGGCATAGCTCAGTGGCGAGCTCCAAGAAGGAAAAACTGGGAAACTATGTCTGGATTAGAATGGAAGTCAGATGGAAGTCAGCCTAATTTTGAACAACAATTGGAATTTATCATAATAGAATTGTCTACTAGAAAATATGATCATAAAGGCACCGACGGTTATCCTGCAACAGGTTATGCACATCAATGGAAAAAAATAATCAAAGCAACTACGCCTGAACAAGCTGCAGAACTTGTAGACAAATGGTACGAACAAAGTTCAGGAGAGCACCGCGAAAAACGCAAGGCTTATGCTAGAGAATTTTATGATGCCTATACAAAATCAATTGACTAATTAATATTATACATATATAATAAACATCTTTACTACGGAATAATAAGATGCCAGACGTTTTGGTTTTAAATGCTGATGCAAGACCTCTATCATATCTACCATTAAGTTTAGTGGAATGGAAAGAAGCAATTACCTACATGTGCTTAGACAAGTGCGCTGTGCTTGAATGGTATGATGATTGGATTGTAAGTTCGCCTAGCTGGGAAACTCGTGTGCCTGCTGTAATTATGCTTAAGGATATGTACAAAAGAAAATCACATCCTAGATTTTCAAAAAACAATGTATATCTGCGTGACTTATATAATTGTCAATATTGCGATAAGCATTTTCAAAAACGTGAACTAACTATTGATCATGTTGTGCCTATATCAAAAGGTGGTAAGACTAATTGGACTAATATTGTCACTGCATGTAAAAGCTGCAATGTATACAAAGGCGCTCGTACAGATATACACCCTATAAAAAAACCGTATAGGCCGGATTATTACGAGCTAGTAAGTAAGCGTAAGCAAATGAAATTTGACCTGCGCCAAGAAAGTTGGAAGCAATACATATAAAAAAAGGAGCACTAGGCTCCTTTTTTATTCTTATTACTATCGTTTATACTAAAACCGTGATAGTCTAGTATATGTTGATATGGAGCTAGTGCTCTACGTGCCCTAGCCTCTCCAGCTTTTTTCATTGCGTTGCCGACGCCTCTCCAAAATGATTTCATTAGTTGTGATTCCATACGTCTAGTGTTGTTTTATAGTATTTTTGAAAAGGAGCTTCTCCCCTATTCAACATTTGTTGCCTATTCTCAAGATCATATATATCATGAGCATTGGCTAAGTAACGTTCTTCATCAGAACGCCGATCAAAAAGTGATTTAATAAATTTACGCATCTGTGTCTGTTCCTATCTGATATCCGTGTAGGTTAACTTCCCAAGGAAGTTCAAAAATTGTAATGAATTTTTTTATTTTTTGTTGAATTGTTTTCATTACAATTTTACCCTATTGCGAATACCTTCGATTGCCACATCTTGTGGAATACCATTTTTCATAAGATTACGAACCTCAAGGCCGTACTCCATACGAATAAATTGGTCAACATCAGCGTCTTTTGACTTTCGTGAAAAAAGTCTGCCTAGTTTAAACATAGTATTTTAGTCCTTTTGTTGTGTGTAAGTAAAATATTTTAGAGAAAGAAAATGTTTTTACTAACTCTATTTACACATACTATAACACAAAAAAGGGGCTTTAATAGCCCCTTTTAAAACAAACGATCTTTGCATAAAACGCATAAGTTCGACCGATAATACTAATTTGCCTTGCAGTGCTTTGCGTATAGGCTACAAGTATGATCGTTTATCATATCCATTTTGTTGCCCATTATGCCATTCCAACGATCCATCATTTTTTTAATGAAGTCAACTTTGACAACCATTCCGTTAGAGTTGATATATTTTTCTGTCCCTGCATGCTTGAATCCCATAAAAGCTGGGGGTACCATAGTAACAATATCATTATTGTTAACCCAGCGATAATGTGTTTTATCTTTCATACTATCTGCAAAAACAGCATCGCCTGCCCGTGGTGATCCAAATGTATGAAGTTCTACTGGATCAGGTAGTGCATCGTCTTCCCAGGCACGGCTTGCCATAATTGTAATCATTGCTGCACCTAAGCTATGACCAGTAAACCATAAGTTACGAGAATCACCATTTAATGCAACTAGATCTTCATATATCATTTCCCAAATATCATCTGCTTCTCTTTTAAAACCTTTGTGAACTTTGCCTACAGTTTCGCTATCTTCTTTCCTAGCATCTAAATCTGCTAGCATATCATTAAAATTGCCCGGTTCAGTGCCTCTACAAACAAAAACAACATCGGCATCGCTTTCAAATCGGTATGCTTGTGCTCCGTCTCTGTCATAATATTCTAGTGTGTGAAATCCAAATTCTTCTACAGATTTTTTTGCTTCTTCTGGCTCTTGGTATACAAATTCAGATAGTTTTGCTAATATGTGGCCTCTCCCCGAGACCCGTAGTGATTTCATATTCATTGGTTGCTCTCCCGTTCCCAAATGTATTTATTCAACAGGTGGTAAATACTGTATGCGTAAAAAAACAAGATCAATCCTAGAAGAATTGCAACACTATAATCATTTGAATGCAGACTCGATGGTAGAATCGTCAGCATCAAATATACTAGAAAGCGTAATAAATTTGCTAGATCGTGTAAACACTGATTATGGTTCTGACGCATGTTTAAAATTAGAGAAAAAATTTATTAATGCACTCAAAACCGGCGATACTGAAAAGTTTCGCAGAGGTATGAAAAAAATACTAGAGGAATCAAAAAAATGATTTTAAATGAAGGTGGTAATATTTTTAAAGATCCTGAGGGCAACATGCTCACTCAAAGAATAGATAAAAATGATGTTGTGCCTACATTAAGATGGTTAGAAAATATTACTGGTTTGCCGCATGAAGATTTTATGTTAGGATCTACTGGTAGAAAAGAAACAAGCGGTGACTTAGATGTTGCAGTAAATCAGCAAGACGTGTCTAAGGATGACCTTGTACAAAAGTTAGCAGCTTGGTGCACACAAAATGGTAAAGATCCAAAATCGTGGATAAGAAAAACTGGAATAAGTGTGCACTTTCTTACACCGATACGCGGTGACGAAGCAAACGGATATGTGCAAACTGATCTTATGTTTGGCGACCCAGAATGGATGAAGTGGAGCATGGCAGGCTCTAATGATGCAACAGCGTATTCAGGTGCAGAAAGACAGATTGTAATGAGTAGTATAGCATCTGCACAAGCCTATAAATGGAGCCCTCAAAAAGGTCTAATAGATCGTATGTCTGACCAAGTGATTACACGAAATCCTCAAGAAATTGCTCAGCACTTAATTGGACCTAATGCCCAAGCTGATGATTTAGAAAGCGTAGAAACAATTCTTACAGCGTTGCGCAATAGAGTTGATTACCAAGATTTAGTTGCTGCGGCTAAGGAAACATTGCAAAAAAGAGGAATAACCTTACCAGAAGGCGCAGATATAACAAGATTAAAAAATCTAGCAGGTATATAAATGAAAATTACAGAATTATTTGAAGGTGCTAAGATTCTAAATGAAGGTGCCGAAGCTCGTATACAGCACGCAGAGGATCTTGTATTTTGGGAAGGATCTGCTGGTGCTCGTAGAGCAATAGAAGCGCTTAAGAGTCTTGAACAGGGAAAGCATAAAAATGTTACAATTAAATGGGACGGATCGCCTGCTATAATATTTGGTAGAAACGAAGAAGGAAAATTTGTTTTCACAGATAAAAGCGGATTTGGTGCAAAAGGATACGATGGTAAACCTACAAGCCAAGTTGATGTAGAAGTAATGTTTAGACGTAGAAATCCAAATAATCCTGAAAAACAAGCAATATTTGCACAAAAAATGGCACAATTATATAAAATCTATGAGCAAAGTTTTCCAAAACATGTAATTGGTTATTTAAAAGGTGACTTGCTATATTTCACTAGACCCGAAATGCAAGATAACAAATATGTGTTTACACCTAATATTGTAACCTATGAAGTTGATGCATCAAGTAATATAGGCAAACAAATAGGGCAAAGTACCAGTGGCGTAGTTGTACATAGATTTATGACACCAGATGGAGTTGACTCAGCAGTACCTGAGTCCATCCTGAATCAAATGCAATCGAGAGAGGTGTTGTATTTTCCACCAGCTACAGTAGAACGTGCTCCTAATGTAAATGACTCTGATATAAAAGAGGCATTTGGATTTATACAACAGTCTGGCGCACAAATCGATGATATGTTGAATACAGAACGATTAACAAGGTTAAAAATGAAAGATTTGCCTAATATCTTCTATACATATCTAAATAGGAAAGTTGATACTGGTTTGCAAAATCTAGGTTCTGACTTTGTAACTTGGATGAACACTAGTAAAGTATCGCCTGCAAAACAAGAGCGTATCCAACAATACATTAGTGAGCATCAAAACGCTTTCTCAGCAATGTGGCAATTAGTTACAATGGTAATGAATGTGAAAGATAATATTATTAATCAATTTGATTCTCATAACACCGCGATAAAAGCCCATATAAATGGCCAAGACGGCGGTGAAGGGTATGTTTTAGATCATGCAGACGGTGCTATTAAACTAGTTAACAGAGCTGGATTTACAGCAGCTAACAGAGCAGTACAAAGAGAGTCTAAAGATATTAACCAAATAAAAAGGCTTAGTGGTTTATAATGATGGATTTTATAAAAGAACTTCACGAAGCAAGGATGATTAAAAATAGTAGAGATCAAAAATCTCTAACTTACACCGACTGCTGTGAAAAATTATTTTTGATTCTTTGTATACTTGAAGTTATGCGATACGATAAAAATAATGACTCTTTTATCAAAAACTACGCATATAACACAAAATCTAACAACTATGCAGACTTTAAGATATCTAGTACTGATTTGTATAATTTTATGCATTTTGCTTTAGGCAAAGACGATGTTTTAGACAAACTTAAAGACCCTGGTGCAGCAAAGAAAGTAAGAAGAACTACTTTTTTACCTAGAGATGAAATTAATCTTTATCTTGCAAAAATAGAAAATAATCCTCGTAGCAGTAGTATTCAACCTTATCAACTGTTTTTTTCAATATATAAAAGTTTAGGATCTATTATTGGAGAATATAACGGATTACGACAACGTTTAGGAAATTATACAAAAATTCCTAAAACAGAAAGAAAAGAATTAATAACTAAACTTTTGTTTGCTGCTAGAGCAAAGCTACGCTCAAGTGATATCATAGACGATTTTTCTAGATGGGCAGCAAAAAACAATCTTGAAGTAGACTACATAGATGATACTGAAATAGAAATTTCAAAACCTGATTTTGATAGCGCATCATCTAAAGACATGGCATACTATAGAATGTTAGTCGGAACTGAAAAAATGGTTTTAGCACATAAATTTGTCGAAAGAGCCTTTAGAAAACAGACAGCTCCGCTCAACTATATTGAAAGTTATTTGCCTATCATAACTATGATCCATGATTTTATAAAAGCAGGTCCTACAGCAATACATCAGCTTAAATTACTCCATAAAAGAATAAAAAAGTAGCAGCTAGATTATATTTTTTTAATAAATGATAAATACTTTTAACAAAACCTAGTCTAGGTTTTGAAACAATTTAGGAGATTTAAAAATGGCAAGTCAAGCTAAAGTAAATGGTTTAACAACCGCAGGTAGTTTTTATGGTTACGATCCAATCATTCTAAAAATTACTGGTACTAATGTTGCAACAGCAGACGTAGCGTCAGTTGACGGTATCGCAGCTTTCACCGAAGGTAACTTTTCAAAAGCAATCCGTGCTATTCAAACACAGATGAGCATCGTACACATTGGTGAGCGTGCTGATAACCTAGTTTGTGTGATGGTAGACGGTGCAACAGCAAACGCTTATGTTTCTGCAAATTCTGATACAGATGTTGCAGCAGCAGTAAAAGCACTCGTAGATACAGCTACAAGTGTAACATCAACTGTAACTGAAATCACACTTGCAGCTGGTGATTTAACTTAATCTAAATTAGATTTAGTAATAAAAAAGCGTCACTTTTTTAGTGGCGCTTTTTTTATGGCTGTAAATACAGTATGAAATTTAGAATTGAAACTCTTGTAGATATTACAGAAACGCATACAAGACGTCGAAATAACAAACAAAGCCATCAGCAAGACAATTGTGATACAGTTATACAAACAATTGGGTTACGTGTAAATGTAACTAATGTTAAAGTAACTTGTGTAAAAGAAAATTGTGACAAAAAATTTGGTAGTGTATACAAAGGGCAACAATCGATTTGGTGCTTTGAGTTTGAACCGAACATACAAGACGCAACTAATGTAGAAGCACTAGTAGCAGACTTTGATAATGTGCCAGTGATTGTAGGCTTAGACGAATCAGTTTCATTTGATTTACCTTGCTTTTACACGCATGACAATTTGTTATGCAATATTATTTTTTCTGTTATAGAATAAATACTTTATAGGTAGGGACATATGAGTACAACAAATTTAGAAAAAGAAAATTTAGAAGCTCATGTTGATTTATGCGCTCAACGTTATGAAATTCTAGAGTATAGGTTAGAACAGGTAGAAAAAAATATAGTAGCATTGCATGATATGATGACTAACCAAAATGATATTATAAGACGAAATAACAAAACTCTTATAACTACTATAATTTCAACTGCTGGTGCTTTAATGACGGGACTGTTGTCAACTATAATAGTTTTATTATTAAAAGGATAAAAAATGAACGAAGCAAGACAGATATGGGGCAGAAAAGGCAGTACACTTGTACGGAAATATAGATGTACAGGCGGAAAGCGTAAAGGCAGAATTGTAACTTCGCCAACCGCTTGTCATGCTGCGCCTAATGTAAAACGCAGTGCTAGCATGAAAGTTACACGAGCACGCCTAGGTAAGATTATGGCTCGTAAAGCTAAACGTACTAGAAAAATAAATCCAGCAAGTAAAAAACTTGCACAAGGAATGAATCGGAGATAATAATGACATCCACATCTAGATTAATGCGATACTACGCTGACATACTTTCAGAAAATCCCTCTGAACAGCGTGCAGCACAATTGAAAACTTTAGAAGCTGAAATAACAAACTTAGAAGCTACAATAAAATCAAAGCGCATAGAGATTGACAATTTAGAAAAAACATTACAGGCTAAAAGACTGCAAAAAGGCCAAATAACACAAACACCAATGCCTAATACAGCATCAGTTACACCTCCTACACCTGCAGGACAGCAGCCTGCTACAGCGCAGCCAAATCCAACAGCACCAAATCCAACAGCTCCTACACAAAGTACAACAGCAGTAACATGAAAGTAAATGAACTCCTAATAAGCTACGAGATTTTTAGATCTAATGCTGAACAAGATTTGCTAGGCAAGTTAGGCGTAGGAGTTCCTCTTGAAAGTTTAACTGAAAATGAAGAAGTCATATTCATTAGCTTAGAAAGAAAGAATCTAGTAAATAGAGTAGAAAAAGACGGACAGGTTTTAGTAAAACGCAATGAATACTGTTATACCCCATTTACAAGAACTTTTGAATAGTATCGATATAACTAAGTTGCCTTATGAAAAAGGCAATGTAATTTATATAGGGAATTCTTGTGTTAAAAAGATACCTAGTGGCTACAAAATTTTTAGAAGAAAAAAATTTGTAGCCGAAACATTCAGTAAAATTGCTGCTATTATCCTTGCTAAAGAAAACGTATCGTTAATAAATTTTAACAAAATTAAAAGTCTAGACACGAGTATAGAAAAACATTTTAACGATTGCGTTTTTTATAAAAATATATTAAACTCATCTAGTAATTATACAAACAAACAAGTGTTAGAAAACAGATTACAAATAAGTACAGAAAAAATAAAATTTGCTTTTAAAGAATTATCAAACATTTTGTTTGTAAATTGATAAATATTATAAACAATTGGAACTGTGACCATGAATATAAAAGATATGAATAAAAAGCCTACTACAGATGAGTTAAAAAACAATCTTGTAGAAAGATTCAATATTAATGTAGATCTAGATGAGTATTCTTTCAATCAACTAATAGAAATGAAAGACAAACTCCAAAGAAAAATTAATAGTCTTGTAGAAAATAATGATTACAACTATACACAAAAAAATGATTATCAAAAAAATCGTTTGTTTTTAGAAATCATTGAAGCAGAACTTGATGCTCGTCGACCACTTATCGAAAGTGCTGAAGACAAAGCAGAAATTGTAATTGCCGGCCGTGACATGGTGAGCAGAATTACCAAATGGATGGAAGAAACTGCACAAATGCAAAGTGAAAGCATGTTAGAATTAGCAGATGCTATCCGCAATGAAATGGGTGCAGAAACTGCACAACAATACCAAGACTCAGTGAAGCCAGCTTTAGAAAGTCTATATGATAGTTTAGACGCTACTAGAACTGCTTTAACGGGCGGTGTTGGCATTCTTACTGGCGAAGGTGCACCAGTAGAGCCAATGGGGTCACCGGATATGGGTGCAGAAATCGAAGGTCCGGGTGCTGAAGACGAAATGGCAGCAGGTGACGACTTCGGTGCTAGTGCAGCAGCAGCAGGTGGAGAAGAGCCAGCTGATCGTGCAAGACGTGAATCCGTTGATCTTTCACGTAGACTTGGCATGATAATGAGCGAGGGCTACAGTAAAAAGAAAAAGAAAAAAGCATACGCTAGCAAAAAAGACAAGATCTAATGAAAATAGCCGAACTTCTAAGAGAAGACGTGAATATGTTAGCGTTAGTCCTTAGAAACCTTGTGAATCCGGACCAACCAGTTGCACTCCATTTTGAGGAAAATTTTGAACCAGTAAAAGGTGCTCAAAACATTTGGATTGACAAGGTTATGCAAAATGTTGGTTTTGAGCACTTTACTTATGAGTCTTTTTTGAAACTAAAAGATGATCCTGAAATTTCGCAGTATGTAGCAGATGTAAATCAAGATTATATTACTTTGAAAAGTGATAATGATTTAGACACATCTGCTGATAAAGCTACCGAGCCTGCTAAACCATTAGATAATCAACAACCAGCAATTAGCAATAACGCTCAAGCTGGATTGTCAAATGACTTAACACCAAATACACCTAATTTAGATTCTCAAATTAGTTGACATTTAACTTAACTTATTGTATATTAAATTATGGATAAACGAACACACGACGAAATTGTCAGTGAAATTAAACTTCTTATTGATGAAAAAGTAAAGCCAGCAGTAGCCGGGCACGGCGGCAATATTGAGTTCTTAGAATTTAATAATGGAAATTTGCTTCTTGAACTAGGAGGAGCATGTAGTGGTTGCGCCGGTAGCACAATGACTTTAAAAATGGGCATAGAGAATATGCTTATGCATTATGTTCCTGAAATTAAAACTGTAGAAGCTCAAGATGATCCTATGAGCACAGTTGATCCATTTTATACATCAATGGATTTTTACAATTGGGACGACGAAGATGACGCTGATACTAGTATAAATTCTGATTGATTTAGCAATGAATAATTTAAAAGAACTCACTAAAGAACAACATAAAAAAGCAGAAAAATCCAAATTTGCAAAAAAACTTGTAACTGGTAATCTTACTGCATCTGAGTATGCCTGTTACCTATATAATATGTGGTTAGTATATGCTTGTTTAGAAACTAAGGCAACAGAACTTGGTGTATTAGATAGCATAGAAGATATATGCAGAACTCGGTTCATTTATTCAGATATGCTATCTATAGGAAGCAAAAAAGAACTTAAATTAAAGTCTTCTATAGATTATATTGAATATATTAAAAGCATTAGCAGTCCTAAAAAAATACTAGCTCATTGCTATGTTCGGCATATGGGAGATTTATCAGGCGGGCAAATTATTGCAAAAAATCTAAAAGATAAATTTCCTGTTCGTTTTTATGAATTTGAGCAAGATGTTATAATCCTAAAAGATAAATTTAGAGAAAAACTTGACGATAGTATGGCACCTGAAGCTACGATAGCATTTGGTTTTGCAGCTGATATTTTACAGGAGATGGATCACATTGATCTTACTTAATAACCTAAAGAATGAACTGGTATCTCATTTTAACCCAAACGACTCTGTGCCTGTTCAAGATTTTGGTTTTGAGCATGGCAAGTTCGTTAACGAAAAATTTAGATGGGCACACTACGAATATTACACTACTGATAAGGTAGAAATTGTACATTTGGTTATTATGCCACATGCAAAATCAACTTCTCCGATCTTTGGCTTTGATGTAATTAATATTAGTGGCATTCTTACCGGAATGTTTTTTGATCTTACTCCAGTTGATGAAAGAGTCTTTAAATTGCCAGTAATAGGCGATCCTCGGCCTAGACCTGAATGGAGTGGTTTTTTTAGTGAAAACTTTGTGTGTTGTAAGCCAAAAAATCTAAATGAAGTAATGACTGTTGTGCCTGTTTTGAAATCATATCTGCAAGGCTTACCTAATTTAAAAACTACAGACGTAAGCAACAAACATCAAGCTTATATTGACGGACAAAGGAAAAATCCTCAGACTCTAAAAATGTTGTCTGCACATATTGGCAAAGATAAAGCCGAAGATTATTTTTTCAATCATCTTTGGCCTGACATAAAATGACCCTTATTAGAAATAAATTTGATTATAAACCTTTAGATAGAACCAGCGTTGACGGCAAACGCAAATACCTAACACCAGATGGTGGCGCTGTTGCAAGCGTAACAACTATCCTCGATGCTACTAAAGATAAAACACATCTTATTGCTTGGCGTAAACGTGTAGGCGAAGCTAAAGCAAAAGAAATTACAACCGAAGCAGCAGGTGTAGGTACTCGAATGCACAAGTACCTAGAGGATTATGTAGATACAGGCGAGTGGCCATCGGCAGGTTCTAATCCGTATGCAATACAAGCTCATAGTATGGCAGAACAAATTAAATTACACGCTATGCAAGATGTAGACGAAATTTGGGGTTCAGAAGTACAACTTTATGTACCACAACTCTATGCAGGAACAACTGATCTTGTTGGCACATACAAAGGCCAGCCTTCTATAATGGATTTTAAGCAAACTAATCGACCTAAGAAAGTTGAATGGGTTGAAGACTATTTTTTGCAACTTACTGCTTATGCTATTGCACACAATGAAATATACGGCACTAACATCTGCGAAGGCCATGTGTTTATGTGTAGTCGTGATGGCGAATATCAGCAGTTTGATATTTGGCCAGATGAGTTTGCCGAATGGGAATCTGCTTGGTGGGATCGAGTCTATACTTTTTATGAAAAAATTGCTTAGGCCATTTTTTCAACTGCTTGATCATAATCCTCTTTTAACACCACGCCTTCGCGTAAAAGTTTTTCTCGATTAGCCATATGCTTCATTTGAATTTCTTCTTTGGAACCGCCAAAGTAAGCAACAGCATGACCTTCTGCAATTAAGATATCTGTAACTTTTTCTTTTACGCCTTCAGTATGTTCAACGTAAAAGTCACCTAAGATACGTCCAAACTTGCCTTTCATATCTTCGCCTTTTTTGTCTTCTGTTGTTATAAGTTTTGCTTTGCCTTCCATTAATTGTTTCAGTCTAGCTTTAGCAGCTTCGCCGAATAAATCTTCAACTTTATCACTTGTTCTAGATTCCGGAGTGTCAATTCCCATGATTCTCACACGTTCATTTTTAAGTGTTACGCCAAAACCTAAATCTATGTCAACATCTACTGTATCCCCGTCCACTACTTTGAGAACGGTGACGTCATATTCATTTTGTTGCATTGCCCTCTCCTTATAATGCCCTATCATATTTATGAAAAAATTAACCTTGTATAGTGTTAAAATATTACAAAGGTTAAATACTTAGGAGAAAAATTATGAGGGTTTTGATAGGGAGTTTGCTTTGCACAATTGTTGCAGCGCATGCACAAGCTGATCTAGTATGGGGTTTCAAAAGCCCAGCATTTCATTTTGGCAATGGATATAGTACACATGTGCTTAGTGCAGAGCAATTGAAGTTTAATGCGCAAGAAGATCTTAGAAAACAAGCCGAAGCAGAAGAAGCTAGATTAGAGCGTGAACTAGAAAATTCAGTATTAAATAAATTTATTAGAAATTTAGAATCAAGAATTTATGCAACGCTTAGTAAACAAATGGTAGATGCAATGTTTGCTGATTGTACAGATAATTGTGCTACTAGTGGTTCAGCAGAAATTGAAAACAACATTATTACATGGACTAAAGATACACTTACAGGTACTATAACTTTAGAAATAAATGGTCCTGACGGTACTACAGAAATTACTATACCAGGAGCGGGAGAATTTAATTTCTAATGATAAAAAAATTATTAATAAGTTTATCCTTTTTAGTTTTAGCTAGTTGCACAAGTTATGATATGATGCAAGATGTAAAAGAGTCAGTTGGTCCTCCGCAAGTACAAGGTCACCAAATTCATCTTGACGCAATACCTCCTATCGATGGTCCAAAAATTGCAATTGGTGTGTACAGTTTTTTAGACAAAACTGGACAAAGAAAGCCTAGTGACAAACTTGCCAATCTTAGTTCAGCAGTGACTCAAGGTGCAGAAGTTTGGGTAATACAAGCTTTACAGGAAGTAGGGAATGGAAGTTGGTTTGACGTGGTCGAGCGTATAGGCATGGATAATTTAATTAAAGAACGACAACTAATAAGAAATACTAGAGAAGTATACGACCGATCTAGCCCAAACGGGCCAGAACCATTAGATCCATTAATGTTTGCTGGTCTTTTGTTAGAAGGCGGAATAGTCGGGTATGATAGTAACATAGCAACCGGGGGTATGGGCGCTCGCTATTTAGGACTTGGTCTACAGGACGAGTATAGGATGGATAGAGTTACTGTATCGATGCGTTTAGTAAGTGTACAAACCGGGAGAGTTCTAGTAAGTGTTGCAACAGAAAAAACAATAGCAAGTTATAGAAGCGGTGGCGACATTTTTAAATTTCTAGATCTCGGTACACAGATTATAGAAAGCGAAGTAGGATGGTCTATAAATGAACCTGTCAATTATGCAGTTAGAGCTGCAATTGAAGCGGGCATTGTAGAGCTTATACTTGCAGGGGAAGATAAAGGTCTTTGGAAATTTTCTGAAGAAATTTTAATTCATAATCATTAATAGGGAGATACACATGAAAGCTTTAATAATAGGAGGCTTAGCGTCTTTAGCGGCAATAACTGTTGCTTTTGCAAATGAAATATATGTAAATCAAGCAGGCGCCGGTCTTACGTTAACAATTACACAAACTGGTCAAGACAACGAGTTTGGTAATAGTACTACAGATGCAGTCTTAAATGGTACCGACACAACTATTACACTCACACAAACTGGTGATTTTAATACTGTAGATGCAACAATCAAAGGTATAACTTTTACAGGTACTTGGTCATTTATCGGCGATAACAACACTTTGGATTTACTGTGTAGTAGTGCTGCAACAGGCGAGTGTGATTCAGCTACTATGACTATATCTAACACAGGTGACGATACTGACTACGTAATATATGTAGGAGAAACCAGTTCAGCTGATAATGCAACAGTGTCGTTTACAGTAACTGGTGACGGCGATGCTGTGTATGCTGAAATCGACGGTGAAAGTGCTGCGGTTACTGTCACAAGTGACAGTAGTGCATCGTTAAGCGCTACTAGCTCTAGCTTATTATCTCCAGTATCACTAAGCACAAGTGCAGGAGGTAATTTATATGCTATTAATGTTGACGGTGACGGCGACATCGCAGGACATACTGTTAACATAGATGTAACAGGCGGTGGCAATTCAATCATCGTAACTCAAAGTGGCATATACGACAATGATTTAGATCTAACTTTAGTTGGAGATGATGGCACAATTACAATTACACAAACTGATTAAACTATTTTGTTGTTTAGCTTTGGCTCCTTTAGCATTAGCAGATGCAGGCGAAATAGGAAAAATCAAAGGTAGTGGCGTACTAGAACGTGGCCGAGACGTAATAGACGGCACTACCGGTGTGACTGTTCAAAGCATGGATACTGCTGTGACTGCTCGAGGGCAAATGCGTATTGATTTTATAGATGATACAAGAGTAGATATTACTGAACACAGTAGATTACTTATAGATGATTTTGTTTATGACCCTGACGCAGGAACAGGAGCATTAAGCTTAAAAGCAACATTAGGTACAGTCAGATATGCCAGTGGCCAAATAGCAAAAAATAATAGACAGCAGGTAAAAATTAGAACTCCTAGTGCTACTATCGGAGTTAGAGGTACAGACTTTATCATGGTAGTAGATGAAATAGGCGGAAGTATGATAACCTTATTGCCTAGCTGCGATGTAAGTGGTGATTGTTACACAGGTGAAATAACAGTAGAAACAGACGCAGGATTTGTAGTAATGAATCAAGCGTTTCAGACAACAATGGCCAGAATAAGTAGCCAAGCACCGTCTAAGCCTCTTATTCTTGATATAGACGAACGAATGATAAATCAGCTTATTATTTTACGTAAAAAATCTCCTTACGAAGAAATTGAAGATGAAATTAGAGTTAGAACAAAAAATTTATTTGATTTTTTAGGATTTGATTTTCTTGAAGAATTTGATGACTTAGATGTAAATAATTTGAATACTGACGATATTTGGCACACTCAATTAGATGAAACAGATTATACATTTGCCGATGTCATGTACGACATGCTAGATATGTTAAACAAAGCATTAGTAGATGCATTACGTGACGAACTTGCTATTCAAAATGAAACTTTTTTTACACAACGGCCAACAGGTTTAGATATAAACACAGGAATTTATTATGAAGAGTTTTCTAATTCATATTTTATTAGGCGAGAAGATAATTCAGCAAATAATGTTTTTCAGTTAACTTTAGATAAAAACACTAGCTATACTTTAGATTTAACACAGCAGGATTGGACTATTTATGGATATACGGTGGGCGTCGGTAATGATAGCTGTATCATTATTAATCAGCGGGAAGATTGGTAATGCAAATGAAATTTATATTTCACAAATTAGTGACGACTTAAGCTTAGAAATACAACAGCGTAGTCAAGATAATTATGTTTCTTTAACCGGCTCCGGAGACGTTAATGATATTATAATATACCAAGGTATACATGCAGATGGAACTATAGATGTTGACGAAACAGGTGGTCATGAAGCATATTGGACAGTGACCGGAGATAGTAATGATCTATTGAGCTCTCAAACAGATGAAAATAGAGCCGGCGGCGGCGGAGCCCCTCATCACTTAGCTAATATAATAAACGGCGACAATAACCTAGTCAATCATACGCAAAGGGGCAAAGCAGGGCACGATGGTTTCATTGAAATACAAGGAAATAACAACACTGTAGATTTATATCAACGGGGTAATGGCGGCCAGCAATGGGCTGACATAGTATTAAATGGAAATGGCCATGTAATTGACTCTAGTCAACGCGGTACTATGTCACACTCTCTAGCTGTTGATTTAACAAACGGCGGCGGCGCATATACATTTACAAGCACACAAACTACAAATAATAATACTACATCTAAATCTTATAGCCTTACAGGAACTTGTACAAACTCATCTGGATGTGCAATAAATATATCACAAAACTAGGAAAATTTATGAAATTCTTATCGCATTGGACTTTAGCTTTTATAACGGTAATTGGTGTATTTGTATTTCATTTATCTAATAATTTTGTAGTAGAAACAATGCGGTTAAAAAGTTTTGACTTGCTACAGCAAAATGACAATATTATACATAGTAAAGATATTGGCATAGTAGAAATAGACGAAGCAAGCATAGAAACATATGGCCAATGGCCGTGGAAACGAACAGTGCTTGCAGATTTAATATGGCAACTACGAGAAGCAGGGGCAGGAATAATAGTCCTGCCTATGCTTTTTTCCGAATATGATCGATTAGAAGGAGATCAAGATCTATTAGACTCTCTTGTAGGAAACGGTGTAGTAATTGCACAAAACGGCAGTTTTACAGCTAATCGCAATGGTGTGCCACGTGGCGTGGCAAAAATAGGAGACCCATTGCCCTTTCTATTCGAATGGGACGGGATGCTAGGGCCTATACCTGAATTTGGAGATAATGCAGACGGAGTAGGTGTATTAAACACAGTGCCAGAAATTGACGGAGTTGTACGACGTTTACCGATGTTAATGCGGATAGGCAACGATGTGTATCCTAGTATTGCAATTGAAGTGATTAGGGTTGCAATGGGCGAACAAAGTTATCAAGTAAAAAGTTCAGAAGGCGGAATAGATAAAATGCGGGTGCCAGGCTATCCGCCTATACAAACTGACTCAACAGGTAGGGTATGGTTAAGATGGAATAAGACTTTTGATACAGTAAGTGCTAGCAATCCTGCCCAGTTTAGTAAACTAAAAGGAAAAACAGTGATAATTGGCCCTACAGCAGCCGGCATATCTACAATTATAGCATCGCCTTTAGGGGGTCAACAAGTATACATGCCTGCCGCAGTAAGCTTACAAAATATACTCGATGGCGATACGATCAGTCGACCTTGGTGGGCACAGTTTTTTGAACTGTGCATAACATTGCTAATAGGCTTTTTTATTGTTTTGATTGGTAGGTTTACTCCATATTGGCTAGCAGGTGGCAGTTTGATTGTTTTTGCAAGCGCTGTAGTTTTTGGTGTATGGTATGCATGGAGTAATTATTTGTATTTGCTAGACGGGACTATGCCTTTGATAGCTGTTGTGCTTGTCGGCCTTCATAGTGTGTTTACAAGATTTGTACTGGAGTTTTTTGAAAAACAAAAAATTAAAAAACAGTTTGCAGGTTATGCATCTCCAACTGTGGTTAGGTTACTACAAGAAAATCCAGAATTAATAAAGCATGGCATGAAAAAAGAAGTTAGTATTTGTTTTTCTGATCTTCGTGGCTTTACTCCATTAGGTGAAAGTTTTGGAGATGATGTACAAGGACTTACTAAAATTATGAATGGTTATATGGATAGCATTACGCAACCTATTCTCGATTCAGATGGTATGGTAATAAAGTATATAGGGGATGCAAGTATGCATGTACACAATGCGCCAACAGACGATGTAAATCATCCAGATACAGCAGTGCGTACAGGTTTAAAAATGTTAAGAGCTGTTGAAGAATTTAATAAAAAAATTACAGCAGAAGGAAGACCACCGGTTGGAATGGGAGCTGGCATTAATACAGGCCTTGGCTATCTTGGAGAAATGGGGTCAACAAAAAGACACTCATACGATGTGTTAGGTGACGCTGTTTCCACCGCAGCAAGAATTGAATCTAAATGCAAAGAGTACGGATGCCTTTTACTAGTAGGCGGAGCTACTGTTGAAAAATGTAAAGAAGATTGGTTTTTCTTGAAAATAGATGACCTAGCAGTTAAAGGCAAATCAGTCGGCATACCTATATATACTGTACTAGACTATGTTACTCCTGCATACCTAAATGCTAAAAAACAGCACGAAAAAATGCATGAATTATATAGAGCACAGCAGTTTGACAATGCAATTGAACTTTGTAAATCACTCAAAACAGAGTTTGAAGGCCGTATGCAAGACTATTACGCTATGTGGATAGAACGTTGTGAATATCAAAAAACGCAAGATCTACCTATAGACTGGAATGGCGTGTTTATAGCTACAACAAAGTAATTATAAATTATTAAAAAAATAAAACATTAGTAAGTTTGTTATAATACCTACACCAAATACATAATGCATCACCCATCTAGGTAGTTTTTTTGTTTTTGGTGTCTTTATCACAAGTTTTTTTTAGTTGTAGACTTCCCTGAGCTATCGAATTTAGTCGATTTAGAGCCATAACGGGAAATAATTTCATCTAGTTCTTCTTGCTGCTCTTCATTTAATTTACTTTTGTATTCTAGTGCTATTTGCAATTTTTGATTTAATCTTATCATATCATTATCTAACATTCGCACACGATCTATAAGAGCAACTAAACTCCCCATTGCACCGTCAATTACTGGTTGCACATTAGTAGTAGCCCATACCCATATATAGTAAATAAAATAACCTAATCCTACAGCAGCAACAATTGGAAAACCAAATTGACTTATGAGTGCGCCAATATCATCCATTTTTTTCATCCTCGGGATTACACCGAATTAACCATCCTTGACGATCCACAATAAATCTATCACCTGGTTTGTACAAAGGCTTTTGTTTTTCGACACCCGCCCGGTCTTGCCATGCTTCGCCTGGCCATTCTCCGACTACACGCCATGCGGTACCGATTTGATCGAGATCATAACCTATCCATCTCATTAGTCTCTCCTTGCATCTTCTTTTCCCTCATTTGCTGCTATTCTGTCTACATTAGGTTTTAGACCCAACGCATAAGAAAGCAGAGCGTCTATTTTCACTAGATCATTATTCATTGTTTGGACTCTGTTCTCTAAGCTTTTTATAATGCCAGCTAGAGTTTGTACAGAACCAGTTACTCCGTCTAGAATAAATTTGATGGTTAGAAAAACAAGATACCCGCCGGCGAGCGCCCCTACAATAGGGAATCCAACTTCGGATATAAGCTGAAATATGCCTTCCATAGTACCCCCTCCTGTACTATTTGTATTTAGCGAATCAGATAAATATTAAAAACAGGAAGGTACCCAATGGCTGTAGTTCAAATAAGCAAAATTCAAGTAAGACGTGGTCAAAAAAATCAAGGCACTGGCATACCGCAATTAGCTAGTGGTGAGTTTGGTTGGGCAGTAGATAGCCAAGAGTTATTCATAGGTAATGGAGCTGTAAGTGAAGGTGCTCCAGCGGTAGGTAACACTCAAATTTTGACAACTAACGCTGATATTTTTGCTTTGGCAGATGAATATTCATATAATAAAGATTTAGGATATATTAAAACTGGGCTTATTGACAACACTAAAAGAAAACTGCAAGATAAGCTAGACGATTTTGTGTCAGCAGCTGATTTTGGGATGACCGGTGTTAGCACACAAGATGTTACTGAACTTCTACAAAATGCCCTAGACCAACTTTATATAAATGACGCAATCAAAGGTACAGAATCAAGCAGAGTAACTCTTTACTTTCCTGCAGGTGTTTATAGTATTTCTAATACAATATATTTGCCGCCTAGTGCTAGATTAGTCGGACATGGTATAGATAACACAGTCATAAGAAACACAGGATCACAATCAGCAGTTTTTACAACTGTAAATTTAGACAGTGAGCCAGGTTCTTATGCAGATCACAGTACAACTACTTCTGTTAATCAAAACTCTAATTTAGCAATAGAAAATCTTACAGTACAAACATTTGAAACTAATAATGTATTTGTATTAAACAGTACAAAAGACAGTAAATTTTCGAATGTAAAAATCAAAGGCACGTGGACAAGCGGCGATAGTGTTGATATTTCTAATAGTGCTTTTATATTGAATAATTTAAGTGCTAGCATACAAACAAAAAATAATGTATTTTATAACTGCTTTGTTGAAAATATGTCGTACGCTGTGTACAGTGATTGGGATACAAATTTTAATGAATGGCATAATTGTACTTTTTACGATTTAGGACTTGGCTTTGCATTTGGCATAGGAGTTACATCACTTGATAGTTCTCCTAGTAGTGGCATAAGAACTGGTGCTGAACATAATGTAATTGATTCTTGTTATTTTAAAGATATAAGTCGTCATGGATTGTATTTTGCATATGGATCATATAACACAAGCAAAAATAATAAATTTGAATTTGTAGGCAACAATCACGGAGCAGATTATTCTTCTCTATACCCAGTTATCGAATTTGATGGTAGACAAAACATCAGCAAAAACGATTGGTTTTCTAGAGTTGAAAGCCTAAGTGCTGATATGGGAAATGTAGGTAGTGAGTATAATCCTGAAATAAAAGGATCGATTAATCACACGGGAGATAATTATGCTTACACTACTATTCAGCAATCCAGTGTATACAGCACAAAATTAAGATTTGCAGCAGAAGCTTCGGCAGCTTCGCAACAATTTGAAATTTCTTATTTTTTAAATAGTTTAAACTATGCTATGACTAGATCCGGAACTTTACTACTTACTGTTAACAATAGTAATGGAACAGTGAAATTAAGTGACGAATACGATTATAATGGCGATAGTGATAAAGAAACAGATATTTTGTTTGGAGCTACACTTACTTCTATAAACTCAGTAGCTCATATAAATATTTCCGTTAAAAGCACAATGCCTAGTGATGATAATACAGAACTGAAATATTCTATAAAATTAATAAAATAATTTCTTAATTTCAAATAACCAATAGTATTACTGCTACCAATTTTAGGATACATATAATACTTAAGAAAAAAGTTGACCTTTTCTTATTTCCACATTATAATAAACAAAATTACGGAGTAGCTATGAATCGAGAAATAATGATCGTCAAGCGTGATGGATCTCGTGAACCACTTGACATTGAAAAAATTCATTTTGTTGTTGAAAATGCATGCGAGGGCTTAGCCGGAGTAAGTAGTAGTCAAATTGAAATGAATGCAAATATTCAATTTTACAATGGCATGTCTACACAGGAAATCCAAGAAGTTTTAATTCGAAGTGCTAGTGATCTTATAACTTTAGATTCACCTAATTATCAATATGCAGCAGCAAGACTTTTAAGTTATGGCTTGTACAAGCAGGTAAATGGGCAATATGAAAGTGTTACACTACAAGAAATAATCGAAAAAAATATTGCAAAAAAAGTCTACGATAAAAGTATACTCGATTACTACTCAAAGGAAGAAATAGAAAAGCTTAATAGTTATATTCATCACAGGCGTGATGAGAACTTTACTTACGCTGGATTGCGTCAAGTAGTAGATAAGTACCTAGTACAAGACAGATCTAGTGGCGAAATTTTTGAAACACCACAGTTTATGTACATGATGATTGCAGCTACTTTGTTTGCTGATTATCCAAAAGAAACAAGACTGCAATATGTTAAAAGGTACTATGATGCAATTTCTCTTTTCAAAGTTAACATTCCTACTCCCGTTATGGCAGGAGTTAGAACGCCGCTTCGTCAGTTTGCAAGCTGTGTGCTTGTGGATAGTAACGACACTTTGGACAGTATCTTTTCTAGTGATATGGCTATTGGTAGGTATACTGCTCAACGTGCTGGTATTGGCATCAATGCTGGGCGCATTCGCGGCGTTAACAGTAAAATCCGTGGCGGAGAAGTTGCGCACACTGGTGTTGTTCCGTTCCTAAAGAAATTTGAATCTACCGTACGCTGTTGTACACAAAACGGTGTGCGTGGAGGAAGTGCTACAGTTCATTTCCCGTTGTGGCATCAGGAAATAGAAGATATTCTTGTGCTGAAAAACAACAAAGGCACAGAAGATAGTCGTGTTCGTAAGCTCGACTACTCAATTCAACTTAACCTTACAATGTATGAACGTCTTTTAAGTGGGGAGGACATTACGCTATTCTCCCCACACGATGTACCTGGTTTGTACGAAGCATACTTCGGCGATCCAGATGAGTTCGAAGCCCTATATACTAAGTATGAAAACAGTCGATCAATTCCAAAGAAGAAAATTCCTGCAATGGAACTGTTTTCTGAACTGATTAAAGAACGTGCCGAAACCGGCCGTATTTACATTATGAATGTAGACCACGCTAATACTCACAGCTCTTTTCTTGACCCAGTGTTTATGAGTAACCTGTGTCAAGAAATTACACTACCAACTACTCCACTAGAACATATTGACGATGCTGATGGCGAAATTGCACTATGTATTTTAAGCGCAATTAACGTTGGAGTCATTACTGATTTAAGTGATCTAGAACCTCTCTGTGATTTAGCTGTACGGGCACTTGAACAAATTATTGACTATCAAAAATATCCAGTAAAGGCTGCTGAAACCTCCACTAAGGCTCGCCGGTCGCTAGGTATTGGTTATGTAGGACTTGCACACTTCCTTGCAAAAAATAAAGTATCATACGAGGATAATGAAGCAGCGCAACTAGTGCACAGACTTACTGAAAGTTTCCAGTACTATTTGTTGAAAGCTTCAAACCAACTAGCACAAGAACGTGGCGAGTGCGAATACTTTGACCGCACAAAGTATAGCAAAGGCATTTTACCAATCGACACCTATAAAAAAGATGTTGATGAAGCAATTGGTAACGTAGAGCTAGAACTTGATTGGGAAACACTACGAGAAGATATTACAACTTGGGGATTACGACATAGCACACTTTCGGCACAGATGCCAAGTGAAAGTTCTAGTGTTGTTTGTAATGCTACAAATGGCATTGAACCTCCTAGAGGATATTTAAGTATCAAGAAAAGTAAAAAGGGTCCACTCAAACAGATTGTGCCTCAATATCAATCACTTAAACAGCACTACACATTGCTTTGGGACATGCAAGGCAATGCTGGATATATTAAAATTGTAGCAGCTATGCAAAAGTTTTTTGATCAAGCAATATCTGCAAATTGGAGTTATAATCCAGTACAATACCCGGACAACGAAGTACCAATGAGTGTAATGATGCAAGACTTACTAACTACCTACAAGCTTGGTTGGAAGACAAGCTACTATCAAAACACTTACGATTACAAAGTTGACCCTTCTGAGATAATCGAAGAAGAGCCTAAATTAGAAGAAACAATTATTATTTCTTCAAATCAACCCGAGGAAGATGAAATGTGTGAGGCATGCGCAATATGAGCAAGACCGTATTTAATCAAGAGAAAGTAGACTTTACTAAACAGAATATGTTTTTTGGTGCTGAGCAAAACACTCAGCGTTACGATGTGTTTAAGTTTCCTGTGTTTGATAAATTAAATCAAACTATGCTAGGATATTTTTGGAGACCGGAAGAAGTTAGCTTACAAAAAGATCGAGCAGACTACGCAAACTTTAGACCAGAACAAAAACATATTTTTACAGCTAACTTAAAGTATCAGACTCTACTTGATTCAGTACAAGGTCGCGGACCATGTCTCAGCTTCTTGCCTCATGTTAGTATTCCTGAGTTAGAAGGCTGTATTGTAACTTGGGACTTCTTTGAAACCATTCATTCACGTAGCTATACACACATCATGAAAAACATTTATGCTGATCCAAGTGAAGTGCTTGACACTATTCTTGAAGACGATCGTATTATTGAACGTGCTGTGAGTGTAACTAAAAACTATGATGCGTTTAACGAAGCAAGCGACAATTGGTTCCACCATAAAAAAGGATCCATGCGTGAAGTAAAGAAAAAACTTTACTTGGCAATGATGAATGTAAACATTCTCGAGGGCTTACGCTTCTATGTTTCATTTGCATGTACCTTTGGTTTCGGTGAACTCAAAATGATGGAAGGCAGTGCTAAGATTATTTCGCTTATTGCTCGTGACGAAGCGCAACATCTAGCCTTAACTACGCATATTTTAAAACTATGGGCGCAAGGCAAGGACGATCCTGAAATGGTAGACATTGCTAAAGAATGCGAAGAAGAAGTGTATGACATGTGGCGTGAATGTGTAGCAGAAGAAAAAGCATGGGCTACCTATTTGTTTAAGGACGGTTCTATGATCGGACTAAATGAAACACTTCTACATCAGTATGTAGAATATATTGCTAACCGACGCCTAAAAGCAATTGGCTACAATGCTGTTTTTGATGCACCGATCAATACTAATCCACTTCCATGGACACAACACTGGCTAAGTTCTAACACACTGCAAGTAGCTCCACAAGAAACCGAAGTCGAGTCATATATTGTAGGTGGTATTAAACAAGACGTAAATAATGACATGTTAAAAGGATTTAAATTATAATGCTTATTGAAGCACCATTCAAAACAGGAGACACAGTGTCTCTAAAATTAACTAGTGGCGAAGAAGTTGTAGGTAGATTTGATACTTCTGCCGACGGTAAAATCACATTAATAAAACCATTAATGATGGTAGTACAACAAAACGGAATCGGTCTTGGGCCATTCATGTTTAGTGTAAGCCCAGAAACTAAGTTTCAGTTTAGAGAAACAGCAGTAAGTTGCATGGCTAAAACAGAAACAGAAATAGCAAAACAATACACACAATCAACAACTGGTATTGCATTACCATAAGAAAGGACAGGTTATGGATGTTGTAATATGGAGTAAAGCTAACTGCGGATATTGCGAATCTGCAAAGACAATGTTTAAGTCAAGGAATATTGCCTACACTGAAAATAAAATAGGCGATACGCACACTCGAGAACAACTACTAGAAGCAGTTCCTGATGCAAAAACAGTACCGCAAATTTTTATTGATGGTAATTTAATTGGAGGTTATCATCAATTGGATAACTACTTTAACCCAAAGGAGAATACAGAATGAATTTACATGAACAAATCGTTCACGAATTTAATAACTATTTAAAAGAGGCAGAACTGTTTGACGAAAAAGATGTCAAAGCTGCTGCTGTCCGTGCTCGCAAAGCACTAGGTGAAATTGGTAAATTGACCAAAGATCGCAGAAAAGAGATACAAGATCGTAAAAATGACCTATAATTGCACGTTATAGGCGATAAATAATATGTGCAAACTAAATAAAAACAGTTTTTTAAATGGAGGGAAAACCAAATGAAAACTATTATTGCAACCGTAGCATCTGCTGCGGCTATTACTGTTGCTGGCGTAGCTAGCGCACAAGAACTAGGCAACGGTGGCGGAATGAGCCCATACGTTGGTATTGAACACACAACTACACCAGACGCTGGTTGGTGGGACGGCGAAAGTGAAACTGAAATTACAGTTGGCGCTACTGCTGACCTTCCATGGGATCTAGCTGTTGACGGTTCTGTTGGATTTATTAACGCTACTGATGCAACTGCAACTCCAGCTGACACATCTTCATGGGACATGGGTGGATTTGCTCTAGGTGGAGCGGAAATCACTGTATCTTACGAAATGGCAAATGGACTAGAAATATACAGCACCACAGCTTTTGATGCTGCATTTGATCGTACAAGCACATCAGTTGGTGCTACATGGTCATTCTAATATAAATTTCAATTGACTTTTCAAAGCTGCTCCTTTATACTTTAAACAGTTGAAGGAGCAGTTTTTTTTATGACTATGTCATTGGCCAAAGGCCTTACTACAACAAACACTAAAAAACGTAAGACTCGTGGTCTTACCAAACATGATCGTGAAGCAGCAGTCGCACACGACAAATGGCTGCGTAAGATGGGTACACACCCCGATCAGCTCAAGGCTCGCAAGAAGAAGCCTGTTAACACACTTCCATTCGAACGTGATCGCAGTCACGAACGCCAAGGCAACACAGCACCTAGCGCAGGTGTAGGCGCAGGCGGTCACGCAGCACCAGCAGAGCCCAAGACCTACAACGGTGCTCGCAAGCTACTAGGTATTGCTACACTACACAAGAGCAATATGGTTCCTGTGTTCAGTCAAGAAGACGCTGTTGAAATCTCCAAGATGCGTAGAGGTTGACAGCTCGGCCTAGTGGTGCTACTATAATAGCATAACAAAAGCAAAGAGGTTATACCTACAATGAATCAAGCGTTCAAAAAGCACATGGAAAACATGTGGACTGTAAAAGAGATCAACGGCGTAAAAGTTGTTGATCGTATCATGGGTTTCGGTTCTTTACCGGACATTAAACTTCAACTAGCAGACGGTTCGTTTGTTTCGGCAAAGAATCTGTTTGAAGCGAGTCGGTAAAATGATTTACCATCTCAAATGGCATACCAATAAAGGTAAGCAGCGTATTAAACAGCACGGCACACAGTGGCGTGTTCTCGAGAAGCGTCCCGGCACGTTTGGCGGAGTACTGCTTGAATCAATCGAAACCGGCGACCGCCGTTGGTTAACTGAAGACTTTTTTG